CGTAGAGTCTTTGCTGATGTCTGGATCGAGTGCCAGACCGCGAGCCAAACCGTCGAGCTGAAACCCGGCCACGGTCGAGATCCCGAGCAGAACATAAGCCGCAAGCGACACCCATCGTTTCTTGCCCTGCAACCTGCTGTTCAAGAGTGTCGCTCCCGAACGGACTAGCTTGAGAATGCTTCCCATCATTTCGTCCCCTTGTTTTCAATCGAGTAGTGATTGCCGTCTGGCCGTGAGAACCTTCCACCCCAGCAGAACGTCAATCGCTCGCCTTCGTAGTCGCCGCTCAACCCTTCCCAGAACTCACCGAGAATCCTGTGATCTTCGGAGCGTGTCAAGAACTTACCAGCTCGGAATAGATTCAGATCAGCAGCAAGCCGCAACGTATGGTTCGACCGCTCGAAGCCGAGACGCTTCGCCTCGTCATTCGATCTCTCCACCTGACCCATGCGAATGTCGAAGCCTCGAAACGAGGCAAACTGCAACAGCAGTGCGAGTGCCTGCGTGAACAGCTCCTGCTTCTTGCCGAGCTTCATTTCTTAATCTTCAACGCTTCTCGGACCTGCGCCCTGAACGATGCCGCTGCGATTGCCTCAGTCTGTATGGACTTCTTGATCTCATCAACACTCTTCGCGAGCACGCCATGCCTCTCCTTGGCCTCGGCCTCGACTTCTTTGACTTCATTCCGCACCGACTCGATGTCTTCGCTCGATGCTCTCGTTGCCGCGAAACTCCAAGCACCCAAGATGCCAGCAGTCGCGAGTGCAACAAGAACTTTGCGAGCCTCTCCGTTCTCAAGCATTACGTCACCACGTCACTGCGAACTGTGAACACACCACGCAGCACCGTCTCGGTCTTGCTGTCCTTGACCATCTGAAGCTCGTGAATGAATCGCTGATCTGTCACCGATGAATCGAAGGTCGATGTCGGGAAGTCGCTCCCCGTCAACACGATGGTCGGCTGAAATGTCGAGCCGTCAATCGTGATGCCACTGCTCGGACTCGTCTTCGAGATCAGCGATGGCGTATCGACGCCGCGCTTCAGCTCCCACTTCCATGTCTCGCTACCGCCGACCGTTCTCGACTCGTCGAGTGTTACCGTCACCGGAATCTGTAGATCATCGCCTCTGATGTGCGTCACGTCCTGTCCGTCTGTCATGTGTTCAACTCCTTGCGCGAGACTCCCGAACCCGAGAGCGTTGATTGTGTAGAAGTGCCCGAGCCCGTAAGCGCGACCACTGATGTCGCAGTCCCGATGGTAGAGACTACTGAAGTTCCCGACCCTGCCAGCTCGAAGACCGATGACGCGGAACCATCGAGCGAGACAGTCCTGAACGGCAGAGTGTAGAAGATCTCAAGCACCCAGCCCTTCTTGCCGTCGAAGGTGTCCGGTGCAGATGTCGCGTAAATCGCGTGATAGCTTCTGATCTGACCTGCCGTTGCCGAGAAGTTCTGCATCCGCAGTCCGATCCACTGATCGGTTCGCTCTCGATCATCGAGTGCCGACTGCATGTTTGCTTTGAAGTTGGTGAGCGTCTTCGTGAGAATGTCAGATCCATATTCAGATGAGCTGAAGAACGATGTGTATCCAGAGATTGGAGTGTGCGCGGTAACGGTGTCAATCGTTCCGGCATGAGCAGCGTCTCGGATTGCAATACCACTCTCCCACTGTGCTGAAGCCTTGTTACTGCCGAAGCCTTGCAGCTTCTTGTCGGGTGCTGCATATGAAGTCTTGTTCTCAACAGACCCGTCCAACGTGCTATCCCATCCTAGAACTAGAGTGCCAGTATTTGAACCTGAGCCGGGAATCAACTCGATCTCTGTCACATAGACTTCGCCTTCAACCGGATACCAATCCGTATTTGCATTCGGAAGCATCTGCGATGTGACGGTTCCTCCCCAAGTAGACATATCGGTAAGAGTGCCTTCTGCAAGCAAAGCGCCTTTGCGGTAACTGCCTGCTGATCCCTTTGCGCTGTAGACGTTTGCTCGAACTCTTGTCGCAGAGTTCAATCCAACCGCACCACCGCGAATCCAATGGTTTGAGACTGTCTTGTTGTTTGAATTAGCAAGCGATGTCCATGCTTGCGAAACCGACTGCACGCCGTCACGTTGATCCTCGTAAAGAGCGGTATCAAAATCCTGCTCACCCGCCTTCGATCCGTTGCCCCATGCCGAAATAGACGTTGCGGGCCACACTGCTAAATCTGGATAATAGATCATGCGAGCATTCTGATACTGGACATCCACCGCATCCAGTCGCGTGCTCAATGCCAACACCGACACGTCGATGGTCATGCTGGTTGAAGTGGTTGTCGAAGGGTGCAAGGCAAACCGGGTGCGATCAATCTGAGCACCGAGCGGAATCGAACTCGTGTCGAAGTGCGAAACCATCGCAAACAAAATTGATGTTTTACCGGATAGAATGCCAACCTCTAACGCAGGAGAGTTCAACACGATTTCAATATCAGCAGTTTCCTCGTATCGAGCATCACCCGCATTGATGTTGATGTTGGTCGCGCTTTGCGCCACTCCCGATATAAATCTAAACAAAGAACTCACCCACCGGGCGGTCTGGATCTGGATCGACAGACTTCCAACCCGGCAATGTTCTCACCGCAATTCCATCTTCGTCAAACTGAACTTCAATCTTGCAGTACCGATCAAACTGATCTTTGACTCCACTCCACTCGTGCTGCGATGGATCACCACCAGCAACAGAGGGAAATCGGAAGTGGTCGATAGCCTTGCTTGATCCATCCGGCATCTGCATCGGATTCAACAGCATCGACTCGATGCAGCCAAACGTGTGACGCCAAAACTGTTCACGCACTGCATTCGTTTCAGTCACCTCGTCGGCGTTGATGATGGTCGAACCATCCGGGCCGAACGAGTCTTGAGGCACAGCGTTGGCAACGCTTGGAAACGTAGGTGAGCAGATTGCACTAATCGAAGTCGGCGTGACATCTTGAACGCGGTACAAGGACCAGACGCCCCACAAAGAACCAGTTGTATCGAAGATGGAGAACACTTCGTAGGGTTCGTCTTGAGCACACCGAATGTAGTTCTCTCCGCGCCACTTGTTTGTGGCTGAAGACTTCAGGCGGTGCCAAGTAACACTCGCATCCTGAGCCCCATCATCATCAGACTCGACGTGTCTGAACTCGTAGCCGCTTATGCTGAACGGGAGAATGTGGCTCACGATGTTATCCCTCGACTGCGGCGACCGTCACGCTGGTCACGCTTGAGCAGGTTGCCGTAACCTTGCGATTGGTATCGTTGAATCGCATGATGTCGAATGGTCCCAACGCAGCAGTGACACCAGCAGCCACCGTTGCAGTAAAGTCCTGCGCGGTGTGTCCGAAGCTACAAGTGCGGATCTCGGATGCCGTCACTGTGATCGAGCTGCCGCTTGCGTTGGCAACCCAGAAGAACACTTGACCCGTTGAGTTGTCCCAACTGTTGCCCGATGCCGATGCAGCCGCCAGCGTTGGCGATGCCATGTTTGTTTGAACTGTTAGATTTACTGCCATGATGACCTCCTGCTATGCGATAGTTCCGATTGCTAGATAGTTTCCAACTGAGGAAAATCTATAGGTGGTGAAGTTGCTACCTCCTCCGGTGTAGCCCCTTGGAATATCTATATAAGTCGAGGTTACTGTCAGAGGTTGTCTGTGACCAACGAGAACCAAACCTTGGTGTTCTCCGCCTATGGTTAGATAGGTGGTTTCCGCGTACCCGCCTCCGATGATGTGCGGAGTCGATGTGAAGGCAATCGGGAAGGTCAGGCGAACTCTTCCCCCACTGTTTGCATCTCCTACATTGGCCCAAGTGCCACCCCATTGAACCAGAAGATTCGTTGATCCTGCTGAGATTTTAAAAGAACCAGAAGAAGAACTAGAGAATGTTCCGTTGTATTGGAGCATCTCAGCCGCATGAATACCATCAAGCAGATCCGCATTCAGTCCGTTGCCTGCGCCGGGTGTTAGGCTTTGTAAAGGATCAGTGCCAAGCTGCGAGCTGTATTCGAGCTTGCCGGTTGCCGCATCAATCTTGATCGCTGCCTGCGGTGCAGATGCTGCGTCTGAAGTCTTCAGATAGACATCGCCGTCGGAAGTGTCGAGATAGAGAAGACCTCGCTCGATACCACCATCTTGCATCGAGAAGCCTGCCGTCTGAGATACGCCAGTCGTATCGGTAACAATCCGAGTCGCGCCTGTAGTTGTCGATGTCAAGTTTGCGTCGATAGACTGGGGAGAAGTCGCGTCGGTTCGGACGAAGGAGGGCGAGTCGAGATTGTCAAGCGTGTCTGCGTTGCCGCCCGTTACTGATCCGGTCGTTATGTTGCCGCTTGCGTCAATGGCAAGAAGCGCGCTCGTCGCAATGTTTGCACCCGCTGCCACCTTCAGAACAGTCGAGTTCGCGCTTGCTCCTGAGCCTGTTGCAATCGCCTCAACGGATGCGGTGCCAAGTCCGAGACTCGTTCGTTCGTCGAGCTGATCTTCGGAGTTCGCTCGACCGTAACTTCGCCACACCTCGATCCAGCGATCTCCGCTGTAGATGACAGCAAGCATTCTCTGAGCGCATAGAATGAACGTCCCTGTGCCTTCGGTCAGCGTTACGTTGCCCGCGCTTACGCCGTGGTTGATCGTGATCGTTTGCCCGCTTGACGTTGTACTCGTTCCGTCGTTGTTCTTCAGGATTACCAACCGACCTTGCGTGATGTTCGTCGTATCAATGGAGTTAAGAGAATCTGATGCGCTGCTGGCGTGACCTTCGGAACGAACGAGGATCATACTTGCAAGCGGTGCCGTGCTGATCGTGTTGCCGGAGATCGTGAGAACTGTTGGAGCCTTGCTTCCAATCTCTGCGATGACATCGTGAAGCTGCTCCAACGCAGTCTGAACCTCTGCTTCGGTTCGCGTTCCGGTGCTTATATATCCTGAGCCGGGTAACTCTGCCATTTCAATATCCTTCTATCAGCACAGACGCATCGCCTGCGTATGCGATTTCTGATTTATCTAGTTTGATCGTTGGGCCAGTTAATTCGTATGTTGTACCAGCGCCATCGGGTTGATGATTAGCATCCAAACTGTACGCTTGACCAGTTACACCAGCCTGTGAAGTTGCACCAGTGCTTGCCGGTGTGATCGAAACGCTGGTGATCTTCCTGAATCCCTTGCCGGTGAGATCGACCGTTGTGCCCGCTCCCGCCACTGCCACCAGCTCCCTGTGAAACTTCCGTAAACCTTCAACCTTGAACTCGGCAGCCTTCAACTTGCCTTGGATCTTACCACCTGAGATTGTGAATCGGATCAAGAGCTGCTCAACCAATGCGCCGCCAACTGTGACCCCATATTCAGGCGCTTCTAACGTACGTTCTCCGGGCCACGGTGCCCAGTCTGCATCTGGAAAGTAAACGTATCCAGTGGAAGATGAGTAACTCATATAAGGTCGGTACTCCAGCTTATAGTCTGCGCCTTCGGTTTCGACCTGAGAGACGTACTGACGGCATGGAAAGTCATCATCAACCGGCCATGTTGTCGGGGCTCTCACATCCGCAAAGTCATCTCTAACTTCTACATGACCGAGATACGACATCTCTTTATATATCACGAGACCCCAGAATATATCGGTGTCGGTGGCAGACCAGAAGGTTGAGGATGGACCACCACTCCACATCAGATCAGATGTTTCTACTTGTGCAACCAGATGATTCGTTCCAGCTTCAATTTCACAGTCGAATCTGGTTTTCGGAATAAATCCGGCTGGACCCCAATCACCTGTCCATGTGACTGTCTTGATGTCATCCAGTTGTTCTGGTGTGCGGATCAACTTCACCGCAGAGAGTGTTGCTGATTCGTTGCCTGCAATGTCCACAGCGCGAACCATGATCGTTGTCGTACCGTATTGAATCCTGCCGTTGATCTGAATCCAGTTGTCTGTAATCAGATTTGTTGTGATCGGAATGCCTGTTGCCCAAGTTGCATCGTCGCCGCCTTGATGTTTTACGATGAACCCCGCAAAGTCGGTCGGCTTGACTCCGTACTCCCAACGAATTGCAGTGCCCCACAGTGAAAGCGAAGTTGGTGCTGGTGGTGGTGTTGATAAGCCGATTACGGTGTGGTTGTTCTTGTATCGCCAATCGCTCGACGTGGATGTCTGATCGGAGATTGATCGGACTCGGATGTCGTAAACCTCGCCCTCTTCAACCGGCTGAATCGTGATCCTCGTATCCCCAACAGCTTCGACACGAGGCAAGTTGTACCAACCAGTGACGGCAACACCTTCGATCTTGCCTCGGAACTGGATGTGATAGTGCGTCGTCGGCGAGTAGGTGCCTGTCGCGTTCTGCGGCGTGATGACGTTGACGATGATCCTAGCCTCTGGAGAACCAGCAGATGAGAACGCAATCGCTGTCTCGTCGCTGACGGGATCGCCAACGAAGACCGGCTCGACCGGGTGAAGTAGCGTCGGACTCGTCGGCAAAGAGATGTTGGATTGATGCAACGGGATCGGTCCGGGATCGTAGACTGCTGCGTTGTACTCGACCATCTCGATGACTGCCGTCAGATCATTACGCGGTGACACTCTCTGAACGAGGCATTCAATGCTCTCGATGGCTCGCTCTCCGAAGAGAATGAGATCACCGATCTTCGGCGCGATGCTGCCGGAGTAGTCGAATGCTGTTGCGGCTGTCACTGTTGAGCTGAAACCATCGCCGACCGGGTTCACGATATTCACCAGAAGATCAGACGGACCGCCTGCCGTCAACTCACCTCTGATCCGCATCGCGTAACTCTTATCAGATTCAAACTGAAACTCTTCGTCCAGCTCGCCGCTGATGAACGAGCCGCCAGAGTTCGAGACAGATGTGAACCGAGCGCCGCCTTGACCGATACCAAGAACGTCTGTTGTGACGCGCACAAGATCGCCTCGATTGCAAACGAGGTGCTCGACGTCCACTTCGATTGTGAACAATTCAGGACGCAGCTTTGTCGATGCGAGATGGTAGCGTGCATCTCTGAACGCTTGATCTACATCGGACACACCCCACAGAGACAACTCGCCAAACTCAGTTGCGGCTTGCGTGCCGTCATCAATGGTGATGGACTCGATGTCGAAGACTGCTCCGGGTGCAGATGGTGTTGCAGTGCCGCCATGAACCAGATCAAAACGAATCTTGTTTATGTCCGCGTTGCCAATCCATGTTCCGAAATCAGGCGTTGTCATATCCCAGACTACTGTCACCCAGCCCTTTGTCCAATCTGGCTCAGTGGTTTGCGATGTCCGCCTCGAACCTGCAAAACTTAATGCACCTGTTCCCCAAAAAAGATCCCCCACCCACGGCGCATCACCATTCGTGACTCGCCGCAATCTCATGCGTACATACACAGGTGGCTTTTCGCCAGTTGTGTCCACACCCAGATCATTACCAGTCCAATTGTAGAAGTAAGGATCTGCGCTCGTGACGGTATGCCTCATCGCGTAGCCTTGGTAGCCATCCAATTGTTGAGTGATTCCACCCGGAACTGTCCAAGCACCCGCAGCACCAGCGGTGCTGCCTTCAATGATAGATGTCGGAGTTGTCGAGCCACGAAACTCAAGTGCTACTGCTGGATTGCCAAACTCGCTGTATCCATCATCATAGACAATCATCTCGTCTTTCTGATACGACTTCGCTCCGGTTGGTGAGTCGGGCTGCGGGTTGACGAAGTGAGTGCGAAGCGCGTGCGGTCGTTTTCTGAATGACTTCGAGCCAGAGAAGTTGCGAGAGTTGCGCGGCGAGAAGTGCTGAATGACTTGATCCGTTGGGATGTCTTGAACGACGCTGTACTTGCCGTCAACGATGTTCAGAGCAGCGCGACCAGCTCCGGCAATGTCGGCCAGTAGCTTCCGCGTCGTCGTCTTGTAATCAACAACAGCGTCGAGATTGCGATCTACTCCAAGAGTTCCGCTGATCGGCTCGTCTCCTGTTCCCTCCAAGTTGCCAGCCCATGCAGCGATACCCGGCCCGTCAATCCTTGAGTCTTCGACAGGGCGAGAGTTTGCCGGACCACGAAGAACCTGAGCAAACAACCAAGCAGCGTTGCGCGTCGGAAACATTGATGCGTTGTACGCCGCAGATGAAGCCTTCGCCGGTCCCCATGATTGCGTCAAGCCGTCAAACTTCGGAGCAATCGAAGTGCAGATTGCGGAGATGTTGTCGATCACACCACTCAAACCAGTTTCGCTTGCGTTGATCCTCAACTCGATCTTAGCGAGATTCTTGATCTTCGATGCGATGTGAGGTCTGATTGTTCGGATGCCGGTGATCTGAGCATCAGAGTAGACAGATTCCTCATTATCAACCGTGAACGTGGTTGAGACTCTCGTCACTTGAACTTCGTGAACGACACCAGCAGTGCTGCCCGCTGGAACATTCCACCGGAATCCTCGCGTTATCGTGCCGCGCTCTGCGAGCTTGATGTCGAATATGCCGTCAGACACTTTAGTGACACCCGTATCAGTGTCGGTGTCGTAGTCAACTCCATGCGTCGGATCGCCAACGAGTGTCCATATCGTTCCACCTTGCTCTCGTTCTCGTATCTGGAATCGAACTGTAACCGGCGAGGGTTTCCCGTTGTCCTTGAATGCGATGAGCCCACCCGGAAACATGATGTCTAACGAGATCTCTTCGGGACCGGCTCCAGTTGTCAATTCAGCGACATTCAGTTCACCCGGAGCAGGATCGTCCTTCGGCATGTCTGGTCTTACTGTTCCGTTGAAGTCCACCTCGTCGCGGAAGATCGACAGATCATCGTCGTCGTCCCATCCATAATGAACTTTGCGATCAGACGCAGGGATGAGGTTTTCGATAGGCGTCTCGCCGATACGAATGTCGGTGATGTCCATCGGCCCATATCCAAAGCAAAGAAGCATCCGAAGAATCGAATCCTTCCCGACTGTCTCGATGAACGGCTTGCCAAGCAGATCGGGATATACGCGGTATTGACCGAGCACCGTTCTAATTGGACCGTAGAGTCGAGCCGAGTTGCCTGTTCCCGTCAACGCGGGTGAGTCCTGACTCTGCGAGACGACGCCATTAAACGGAACGGTTGGAGGTGGTGCAACGATGGACATCACGCCGGAATAGATTGAAGTTAGTCCCGATGCCAATCCTGCGATCATGACAGGCGCAGCCGCTCCCCATGTAGCGACGACGATCATGATGCCCATCATGATGCCAAGAATGCCCTTGCCGGGGCCACCACCGCGAGGAATCACGCGCAGAATGACGAGCGTTCCAGCCTTCGGTCTGACTCGCGAGAACATATTAGCGGGGACCATCTCGCCATTGATGACTGCGTTGACCATGTAGGCACCATCGAGATGAAGTCCTTGCGCCAGAATGATCGTCTCTAGCGTGTCACCTTCCAACGCATACGAATGAACGCGATGCCCCTCGAAGGGATTGCTTGCCGTCTGAACATCTATTGTCGCCGGTAGCATCTCAAGATCCTTCGCTGCCAAGCTGGTGTCGATGTGGACACGATGCAGACATCCTGACCTTGCATCGCGTGAAGCATCTTTCCATTGCCGAGAATGATCCCGCAATGACATTCTATTCCTACAATCCGACACCAAGCTACATCGTACTCTTGAGACGTCGAAACAGTATTCCATGCCGCGCTCTCTTGATCGAATGCCGCAGCGAAGGCGTCACCGTCGAGGCTCGATTCATATCCAGAATATGAAGGCAGCTCGACGCCAAGCTCACGCTGATACACCTGACGAACCAAACCCCAGCAGTCGAGTGCGTTCATATCTCTGCCGTTGACCTCGTAGGGAATGCCGATGTAAGCGTTCGACCAAGCCATCAGAACAGACCCGGCACAAGATGCGGCGTGAACTCGTCCTTAGGGTAGCGTCGATTTGTTACGTCCTCGAATGTGAGTTCACCCGTGACCATCGACGCTGTATAGGAAGCAGATTCTAGCGTGAAGTAATACGGTCCCGACTCGACGACATCAGGCGAGCTTCGGAGGACGATCCACATCCTGACCTCTGGAGGTGTCGAAGCTCTTCGGATCGAGGCAACGATCTCTCTGTCTACGTTGTCGATGGACAGACGAACACTCGACACGTTCTCGCCTGCTTCCTCTGGAAGCTCGATACTGAAAAATCCGCCGACGAACGTCACCGCAACCGAGTGCGTTTCCACGTCGTCAACGGTCAGCTTCGAGTCGAGATTGATCGAGTCCATCGCGGTTCGGATCGGTTCGGATGGTGTGATCTCGTTGCTGATCTCCAACAGGATGACGAACACCTCATCGGTGCTTTGTTCGTACATCGCCTGACGAGCGGTTGAAGATACGTTCCGGCTCATCCGAGCAACTCAAGACTGACTGATACTCTGAAGTGTTCAAACGCATCCTGCGTGATGACCGGAGGACCGAGGAAGCGCCAACCGTTTGTCGTTGTCGAAGCTCCTACACTCAGCCCGGTTCGAGGATGCGTGAGCGTGTCGAACGTCATCGCACCACCAGCAGTCCCACCTGACCCGGTGTTGTTTGAATAGAAGTCCATCAGCGTAGTCGCTTGCGCTGTAGTCATCGAGAATTGAAACGAGAAGTTTGAAGGCGATGACGAGAAGCGTCTTCGCGTCTTCGCCGGTCCTGCATCAGTCTCGGTTCGGACGATAGACTCGACAGGCGTCTCGCTCCAACCGTACTGCGGCGCTCCGGGTAGTGATCCGGGCCAGCTCAATGGCATTAGAGTCCATGCCTCCCCATGCGGTTGATGCCGTAGCTGTTGCGAATCGCTTGATCCACGTCACCACCTCGGCTGATGTTCTTGCTGATTGCTTTGCCGACCATCACTTCGATCTCTCGATCTCCGTTGGGACCGTCTCGCTCTGTTGTCGATGTCTCTTGTCCAGTGTTGTTGATGACCGTCACCGATACTTGACTGCCTCCACCTCCACCCATCTTATTTAGTGTTTGGTTGTTGGCGACGAATCCTGAGACTCCCGGTAAAAATGCTTCCGGGCCACGCTCCCCTACGAGGATGGGACCACCACCAACCGGGCCGCCATTGGCTTTCGGTAAAAACCCTCCAGCGAATGTTACGCCGCTGAAGTTCGTATCAATGCCTTCAAGACCGGGAACGCTGCCACCACCACCACTAGGAAACAAACTGCCGAGACTGCTAAAGATTCCAGCAGTGGTTTTCGCAATCCCAATCTTTAGAAACTCGCGAAGGAATGAATCGGCGAGTGCTTTGAATGTGAACTCGCCATCGAGAAGCATCGACGCCAGTGCTCCGTTGAAGCCGTCCTCCATGAACTCGAACAGTCTGTTCCACTCTTCCATCTCGGATGCTTGAAGATCTGCAATCTCGGCTTGAGCAATCGCAGCGGCTTCGATCTTCTGTTGACTCCAGTCGCCGCCCTTCTCTTCCATCTCTGTGAATGCTGCGATCTCTCTGTCTCGGCGTTCTTGTATCGCGAGGATCTCTTGACCTGTTGCGTTGAGGTAGGTGTCGCGGGATCGTAGCCGGATCTCTTTCGTTGCTTCTGCTGTCTCTAGTTCAATCGCGGTGATGCGGTCTGCCGAGTTCTGTTCGATCAGCCGTGTGGCTTGAGCGATCTCTTCACTGCTCAACTTCAAACGGCCCATCGCTGCCATCTCTCGCTCAACGCGAAGATCGTTTGACGCTAGATAGTTCTCGTCGTAGTTGTGTTTGTCTGCAAGCAGCTTATCGAGGAAGTCTTTGTTGGCCTTGAGCTGTTGCTCTGTGAGATTAGAACCGCCACTCTTTTCGGGTGCAGCGGTTGGTGATATGAATGAGCTGTATATCGAAGCCAACGCGGCAGCCTGTTCTTCGGCTGCTCTCTTCGCTTCGATGCCTGCCTCGTCCATACTGACAATCAACTCTGAACTGGCTTTGTCGAAGCCCAACACATCAAGGACTTCACCCCAAGACCAAGCGACGTTTGAGATGTTGCCAGCCCAACCGTCTGAATTGAATGGACCCATCATCGCTGCAAACGAAAATGAATCGTTCCCCTCACTCGTTGTCTCTTCGAGTTCCAGAAGTTTCAGTCTGAACTCGGCAACGCTCAGTGATGCAGACCCAAACGCATCGGCAGCCATCACTGCGACGTTCATCATCCCTCTAGCCAACGCAGCCATTGACTCGATGTTTCGTTCGTCTCGCAACTCTTTGTTGAGCTGATCTATAGACTTCAGCGCGTCTTCGTTCTTCGTGATCGAATTGCCAACGGAAGCAGCAAAGACCTCCCATGCATCACCAAGCTCGCCAACCTTCCCTTGAAAGGTTGAGATCTTCTCGATTGCCTGACCACCGAACTTCTCGGCGATGAGGTCGATGGCACCGCCAGACATCAGCGTCTCACGCGACATCGCCTTGAGTTCAGGGATCGTCTCGGCCAACTCGCCCGCGAAGCCGCCCATTGTCTTGCCGACGTTCAGCGTGGCTTGCGTCAGATCCCAGCCCATCGCTGCGGCGAGGTTCGTCGCGGCGTTGAGAGCAGAGTCCATCTTGTCTGTCGTCACGCCCATGTTCAGCAGAAACGCTTGGGCGTGGACGAGTTCCGTCTCAGATGCAGCGGAGATCAGATCGTAGGCTTTCGCCTGTGCGGACAGCTTCTCAACCAACTCGTCGGAGTGAACGCCTGCACTCTTCATTGCGGCTGCTAGTCGCGTTGTCGCAGCTTCGTCGTCGGCTGCGTTCTTTATCAGCGACTTCATCACTC